CGAAGCGCAGCTCATGCCGCAGGAGTTGCAGGTCAAGGCGCTTGCATCGACCACGAAGAACCTGCCCGCTAATTCTGAATCGGTGGAGTTCGACAAACGCATCAAGATTGCGGAGCTGATGCTCAAGGAAGAGGACATCAAGAACAAGTCGAAGATCGTCGAGATGCAGATGGCTGATAAGGCCAATCAAGCTAAAAAAGATGAAGACTTCTTGAAGAGCATCGTGGGCTGATAATGGATGCGAAAAAGATCCTTCTATCGGGAGCATCTACAGACGCAAAACTGACGGCGTTGGCGCTGCTTCTGAATAAGGAGTGGCCGACACTTGAAAAGAAGGTTCTTGAGGTCAAGAAGCTGCAAGGCCCGCAGGGCGAGCGAGGTCTTCAAGGCGAGCCTGGCCCGAAAGGTGATCGCGGTGCTGATGGGCGCGATGGCAAAGACGGGGTAGACGGCAAGGATGGTAAGGATGGCGAAAGCGGGGCCGACGGCATTTCGATTGTCGGCACTAAGATAGACTTCGATGGTTCTTTGATCGTCACATTTTCTGACGGCAGAACAGTCAATGTGGGCGAGGTCGTAGGCGAGAAAGGCGAGCGAGGGCCGCAAGGTGCGGCTGGCGTATCGGGTGCAAACGGAGAAGCGTTTGCCAACCTTGATGGAGGTGCCCCAGATAGTGTCTATGGCGGGATTACGCCGATTGACTGCGGAGGAATTTGATGGCGATTCAAATACAGTTTAGGCGAGGTCTTGCCGCAGATTGGACAAGCATAAACCCTGTTCTTGCCGAAGGTGAGATCGGCATTGAGACGGATACCGGCAAACTCAAAACAGGCGACGGCGTAACTGGCTGGACAGGGCTTCCGTATTTTGGCAACGGTGGGACGGTCACATCTGTTGCGCTATCGGCCCCGACGGGGCTGCAAGTTAGCGGTTCTCCTGTCACCGGCTCTGGCACTCTGGTGCTGTCTTATTCAGCAGGGTATTCGATCCCGCCGAATTCAAGTCAAACCAACTGGGATACGGCATATGGGTGGGGCAACCACGCGACCGCAGGGTATCTGCTTGCCTCTACAGCAGCGTCTACCTATCTGCCTTTGGCGGGCGGGGCGGTAACTGGCGCTACCTCCGTTGACACCTCCAGCACATCGGCTGCGCTGCGGGTAACTCAGCGCGGCACCGGCAATGCGATACTGGTCGAGGACAGCACGAACCCGGATTCGACTCCGTTTATCGTAGATTCGGCAGGCCGGGTAAAGATCGGCACAACAGCGACCACAACTGAAAAGCTATATGTATCTGGCGCGGCATATATCACAGATACTTTGGGGCTTCCAGAGAACACGGGTTCAGTTGGTCTTGGTAACGCCATTTTGACCACCACGACAATTGGTAGCGGCGTTAAGTTCGAGGTTTATGCCGAAGAGATTTATCTTGCTGGTGTTGATTTAGTCGAATCTGCGGCACCGTTCAAGGCCGCTGGGTTGATTGAAAGCACGGCAAACGGCTTCAAGTTTCCAGACGCTACAACTCAGACAACGGCTGGCGTACCTCCTAACGGCACAGGTGCTACTGGCACTTGGAATATTGATGTCACGGGCACCGCCAGCAATGTGACAGGAACTGTTGCGTTCGCCAATGGCGGCTCTGGTCAGACAAGCCAGCAAGCAGCAATGAACGCTTTTGCTGGCGCGGTGACTTCAGGCTCTTACCTTCGTGGCAACGGCACCAATGTCGTGATGTCCACTATCCAGGTGGCCGATGTCCCAACGCTCAACCAGAACACAACTGGCACGGCGGCAAACGTCACCGGTACAGTAGCAATTGCAAACGGTGGCACAGGCGAGACGACTCGCCAAGCTGCAATGGACGCCCTGGCTGGTGCTGTCACCAGCGGGCAATACCTGCGAGGCAATGGCACCGATGTGGTGATGTCGGCCATTCAGGTCGCAGATGTTCCGACGTTGAACCAGAACACGACGGGCACGGCTTCGAATGTGACCGGTACTGTGGCAATTGCCAACGGCGGAACCGGACAGACGACTCAGACAGCGGCCTTTGATGCTCTGTCTCCCTTGACCACCAAGGGCGACCTGATTGCACACAACGGCACGAACGATGTGCGTTTGCCTGTCGGCACCAATGGTTATGTGCTGACTGCTGACTCGACTGCCGCCTCTGGTGTTGCTTGGGCAGCAGCAACTGGCGGGGCCACCGTTGATGATGTTATTGCCTTTAGCGTGGCTCTTGGAGGATAAAAATGCCGAATACTTTTAACAATGCCCAGGCTCAACTGAGCAGCACCAGCGTCACGGATGTCTATCAGGCACCAGCAACGGCAGGCAACACAGCGATAGTTCTGTCCGTCATGTGCGCCAATGTGAACGGCACGGCATCGGCTGATATTTCGATCATCAAAACGAATAGCTCCAACACGATTCAGAGCTACATATGCTTTACGACCCCGGTTCCAGCAGACACAACGCTAGAGGTCGTGGCAAACAAGATCGTTCTGAAGGCCGGTGAGAAGCTCAGAGCGCAGGCCAGCGCGTCCAACTACATCCATGTGACCATCTCGGCTCTGGAGATTACATGAGCAAGTACCATGTCGTAAGCAGCGGGATGGTGACCCGCCAAGCTCTCCCGTCTATCACGCGGCAGCGCGGCACGACTACTGGCAGCGCCAACTTGATGCTCTACGGCGCGGGTAAGACCACGGTATCGAACAACACGACATTTATTGACAGCAGCGCCAACAACTTCACCGTCACTCGGTTTGGCGACACGGTGCAGTCTGGGTTCAATCCGTTCAGTCAGGCAAGCTCTGGGTCGGGGTACTTTGATGGGACGGGGGATTACCTTACAGTTCCGGCTAACGCGGCGTTCAACTTTGGTACCGGCAATTTTACTGTAGAGGCTTGGATTTATATTACCGGTAATGCAGCACTAAATGGAAATGGTGTTAGAGAAGCAGCCGTTTTTAATGTCGGATCAACTGCTTTCACAACAGGATTTTCGCTTTCTATTGTTGGAAATTCAACAACAACAGGCACAGGTCTTGGTATATATAAAAACTTAAATACAGAAACAAGTATTTCGGCCACAACAACGATTACGCAGAATGCGTGGCACCATATCGCTGTAACTCGCTCAGGCTCTTCGGTATATTTATTCTTGGATGGCACTCAAGTTGGTAGCACCGGGACTAGCTCTACCATTTGGGGCAGCACTACTGAAGGCGTATTAGTTGGCCGTCTGTGGTCTGGGACAAGCTATCTAAATGACTTTCCCGGCTACATCTCCAACCTGCGTGTAGTCAAAGGCACCGCTGTCTACACCAGCAACTTCACGCCGCCGACCTCTCCCCTGACGGCCATCACAAACACCTCGCTGCTGCTGCTGACGGACAACTACAGCATCGTCAATAGCACATCTACAAACCTGCCCGTCACCATCAATACCGGGGCCAGCATCTCTACAGCTCAGTTTCCTACGGGCATGAGTTCGTCAATGCTGTTTAACGGAACCACTGGCTATGTTGATATACCCAACGGGGGCATATTTCAATTCGGAACCGGCGATTTTACTATTGAATGGTGGCAATACCAAACTGGGTCTAACCCATACCCTAGAGTATTTTCAATTGGCACCTATCCAGCCGCATTTGGTGTAAGCATTGAATTTGGCTCCATATATTATTGGACAAATACTGCATCGGCGGCAATAAGAAGCACGGGCGGGGTTGCTAATACATGGGTGCATATAGCAATTTCAAGATCAAGCAGCGTCACTAGAATATTCTTAAATGGCGTACAGTTGGGCGCAAACATATCTGACACAGCCAATATCAGTAACTCCGCAACTGCTTTGAGAATCGCCGCAGAAACCACTCCAGCTGCTAACACATATTTTACTGGCTACATTTCAAATTTTCGCAGCATTAAAGGTTCTGGTCTTTACACGGCCAACTTCACGCCAGCATCGTTGCCTATGCCCACAACCGTCACCGTTCCCAACTTCGTCACCAACAACATTTACGGGTTGAACCAGATACCATGAGCTACATCCATACAAGCGGTGACACGAGCGAAACGCGGCCTACGCGGGTGCGTCTGCCCGATAGCACGACCCGGACGATGGAAGCGGTCACCGATGAAATCTTGGCTGAGGCTGGCTGGTTGTGGCAAGAGCCGGTGGTCGAGCTAGTGGTAGATCAAACCGTAATCGCCTCAAGCACAGGCGTGTATGTGCCGGAGCCTGAAGATGGAAACTGAAATCGACCCAATCAAGTACGGCGTTCTCTGGGAGCGCGTCCAGACGATGGACAAGAAGATCGACAAGATGGAACGCCAGCTTGAGGAACTCGTTGCCCTGGCGAACAAGGGCAAGGGGGGCTTCTGGATGGGCATGACCATTGCCTCGATGGTTGGTGGTGGGGTCGCTTGGATTGCGGGGCACCTCAAGGGTGGCTGACCATGATCATGATCGACCCTATCGCCGCATTGGAGGCCGTCAACAAGGCCGTCAAGATGGTGAAAATGGCCTCCAAAACTGCGAGCGATGTCTCGCAACTCGGGCCATTGCTGGGCAACTACTTCGACGCCAAAGCGACCGCCACCAAAGCGGCGCGCCAGGCTAAGAAGAAGGGCGGCTCCAACTTGGGCGCGGCCATGCAGATTGAGATGGCGCTCAAGGCCCAGGCCGACTTCGAGCGCGAGGTGCAGGGGCTGTTCTTCTCGTCCAACAACATGGACATCTGGCACCAGATCAAGAAGCGCGAAGCCGAGATGAACGCCGAGGACAAAGCCGAGGCTGAGAAAGAGAAGCTCGCGGAGATTCAGCGCCAGCGCGAGATGAAAGAGTTTCGGGACATCGGCATCGCAGTTGCCATCGCGGCGGTGCTGCTCGGTGGGGTTGGTTGGCTACTCGTACAGATAATCGCATGAGATGCCCCGCAAACCCGTTGACATCCATCTCATCCTCATTGATGCGATGGAGAAGTGGATCAAGGTCATCTGCTACCTCATCTTCATCAACTATTCCTTCGACTTCATCATCACGCTACCGCCTGACATTGCCAACCGTATCTTTGCCATGATCTTCCAGAAGCTAGGTCTATGATCAAGAAACCACCTCCGAGCGCCAGCCGGTCTGAGCGTGAAGCCTATGTCAAAGCCTGGGCGGCAATCACCATCAGCATTTTTGCCCTGCTGCTGGCGGTCAACGGCTATTACGGCGGGAGCAACTCCAGCCGGGTGCTGGGCAAGACCATTGAGGCGAACAACCTATGGGCCTGGTATCAGGCCAAGAACATTCGCTCGGTGATCTACGAGGAAGCTGGCAAGGCCGACAAAGCCGACAAACAGCAGGCCGACATGGCCGAGATCAGCGCCAAGGCTAAGGCGGCAGAGGCTGACCGGGATATTGCCAAGGCCCGCAGTCCGTGGTTCAGCTACGCAGGCATGGCGCTTCAGCTTGCCATCGTCCTATCCAGCGCGGCGATCCTAGCCGTGATGATGCCCATGCTCTACGCCAGCGTCGTTGTTGGTGCTGGCGGCGCAGTTTTGCTTCTCAACGCTCTGGCAATGTAATGGAACCCAAGCTACAAAAGTACTACGAGGACAGATTCGATCTGTTCGCCCATCAAGGCTGGATCGACCTCATCGAAGATATTGACAATATGCTTGACGCATTAAACAATGTGTCTACCATTGCGGATGAGAAAAGTCTACAATTTCGCAAAGGTGAGATTTCTATCCTTACGTGGCTGAAAACCTTGAAAAAGGTCAGCGAGGATGCGTACGAGGATTTGAACAATGCGAAGAATGTATGAATTTGCCTGCGAATGCGGGCAGCGCACCGAAACGCTCGTCGGTTATGAGACGAAGAGTGTCCGGTGTGGATGCGGCGGTACAGCCAGCCGCATCATGAGCGCACCCGCGTTCAAGCTCGAAGGTTGGTCTGGCGCTTTTCCGTCCGAATACGGGCGGTTTGAGCGCAAGCACATCGAAAAGCTGAACGCGGAGCGCAAAGCCAACTCATAAGCCCATGGCCGAGTTGAATCTCCTACAACCATTTTGGCAGGAAACATCTATGCTGATTGACCAAGAACCCGAGTCGCAAAGTGAAATTGAGGCAGTAGAGTCGAAGCCCGCGCTCCCCGAAAAGTATCGGGACAAGAGTCTGGACGACATCATTCGGATGCACCAAGAGGCTGAAAAGCTCATTGGTAAGCAAGCCCAGGAAGTGGGCGAAGTCCGAAAGCTGGCCGATGAGCTTATCAAGCAGAACCTCGGGTCGAAGCAACAGCAAGTAAAAGAGGAAGAACCGGAAGTAGACTTCTTTGAAGACCCAAAGAAGGCTGTTCAGGCAACCATAGACAAGCACCCTGATGTTCTCGCGGCGCGCCAAGCGAGCCAAGAGTTCAAACGGATGCAGATTCAGCAAAAGCTGGCGCAAGAGCATCCCGATTACACGCAAGTGGTCGGCGACGCTGATTTCCAGAACTGGGTGAAGGGTTCGTCCGTTCGCCTGGCGCTGTACGCAAAAGCAGACGCTGAGTTTGACTATGACTCTGCCAACGAACTGCTGTCTACCTTCAAGCAACTGCGCGGCGTGAAAGCCAAACAGTCCGAGCAGGCGAGTGACGCCAGCCGGACAAAGAGCATGAAAGCCGCGCAGGTTGATGTTGGTGGCTCTGGAGAGAGTTCAAAGCGGGTGTACCGCCGTGCCGACCTCATTCGGCTGAAAATGACCGATCCGGCTCGCTACGAAGCCTTGTCTGATGAGATCATGCAGGCTTACCAAGAGGGCCGGGTCAAGTAACCCACCTAAATCTGGAGATTTAACATGGCTAATACCGCCTTTTCCCCGACAAATAGCGTCACCACCACTTCCGCAGCCAATTTCATTCCTGAAATTTGGTCTGATGAAATCATCGCTGCGTACAAGAAGAACCTCGTCCTGGCTAACGTAGTCAAGAAGATGTCCTTCCGTGGCAAGAAGGGTGATACCGTCAACATCCCCGCGCCCGTTCGCGGCGCTGCCTCTGCCAAGGCTGCTACCGATGCCGTTACTCTGATTGCTGAGAGCGACACCAACATTCAAGTGCTGATCAACAAGCACTATGAGTACAGCCGCCTGATCGAGGACATCGTTGAAGTGCAAGCCCTGACCAGCCTGCGCGCCTTCTACACGGAAGACGCAGGCTACGCTCTGGCTCGCCGCATCGATACCGACCTGGTGCAACTGGGCCGCGCTTTCAACGGCGCTACCGTGGGCACCGACGACTACGCGACCAGCAACACCACCACCAAAGCCTACATCGGCTCTGACGGTACGACCGCGTACAACTCCACCAGCTCCAACGCTGCCGCCCTGACTGATGCCGCTATCCGCCGCACCATTCAGCGTCTGGACGACAACGACGTTCCCATGGACGGCCGTTTCTTCCT